TTACCAATCTTCATTTTTAGTAACAGATTCTTTTAATCCGGTAACGAAATTATTAACGGTGTTTTCGGCATTTTTAAAACCTATATCGTCTAGCCAAATTTTCCCATTTTTTTTGAAAACAGATTTATTCAAAGAGCCATTATATGTTAAAGATACTTGTTCATTAGCTCCGTAAGGAATATTTATATAGTTGAAACATGGCTTTACCATCATTTTCCCATCTTTGAAATTAAATTCGTAGGTGGTGTTTAGAATATATGAAAAAGTCATTCCTAAAGATTTTCGTGCAATGAAGTCTTCGTTAGTTATTATCTTAATTTGACTAGGCTCTACCTCATTGTATCCATCTCCTTTAAGATATTTGAAATTGGAATGAATATACATTTTTACTTTATCAAATATCTGCTTTTGAGATAGCCCTTGAAATTCGTAAACAACATAATTTTTAGTTGGCTCTATCTCATTAATATAGTTACTTGAAGTTAATTTAAACTGAGCTGTAGATATAGAGAATATCCCAACAGCTAAGATTGTAAATATTTTGTTCATATAAATAGTGTTTCAAAATGAATACAAATATATAATAATAAATTGATTGCTTTTTATTTGCTATTTACGGGAAACCGTAATGTTATTTTATATTTTCTTTTATGGAGAAAATAAATCAAACAAGAGTGTATTTTGTATTTAAATTTTATTTATTTTAGCAAATATTGATAGGAAGTTGATGGTAATTGCTATTTTTACATAGATTAAAATATGTAAAAATGAAAAGAACGCAATTAATTGTATCAATCTTAGGATTATGTTCAGTTGTAGCATGTACAACAGATCGAGAGGAGGTAAATTCCTCACCTAAATTAAACACTTCAACTTCTGCATCAGTTAAAAGTATCAGAACATTATCTGACACTTTAAAAATTAACCAATCACATGGAATTACAACAAAAGCAGATTCAGACGGAGGAGAGACGTCAGTCCCAATTGACGGATCAGAAATCGTTCCACCAGGCGATATTAAACCTCCTAAAAAATAGTAGAGTTAAAATTTTATTTTCTGTATTAGGTACATTTTTATTATTCCTAAGCGGATTATGTCCATTTTTAGACAATATTCTAACTTCAATTTTTCCTAATATACCTGGAACAAAAGTATATCAATATGTTTCGTATAATGTTACAATATGGACATTATCGGTAATGGCCGCACCAGTAATTATTGTTGCGGCTACTTTTATGAAACCTTATTTTTTAGCATATATTTTCCCGGTTTTTTCATTTACTACTTCATTCATTTCATACGCCAAACCAATTTTCAGTGATGATTTTGAAATGAGATCAACGCTTTATGTTCTTTCATTCGGTATTTCGATAATATTCATGTCTTTATTTTGGTTAGTTAAAAGATGGATTCACGCTATATATTTAGCTGATAAAATTCAAGAAAAAACCATCCATATTTTATATGAAGAAATTTATAAAAAGTAGAGTGAATAATATGGAGATGGAACACAACTTCGATATTTTATATCGAATGCACGCAAAGAATGAACAATTTTATAAGTTGGGTCACATTCTGAAAAAAGAATATGTGAGTAATAATATAATTATCCTAAAGGAGCTTAAGCACTATAGGTTAACAAGTGTACAGCTAGAAATTATTAAGGAAGCTGTATTAGATGAATTTTCAATTATTAAGTTTAGGTTAGGAATTCAATCTTTAAATGTTCAGGTAAAAAACTAATTAGCTTTTGACTTTGGCTTAGGTTCGTTTTCTTTGTGGTTTTCTTCTGGGGAATCTATGTCAAAATGAGCCATCAATGTGCTAAAAGAGATCTCCATCATAATACTCATTCTATCAATTTCTCTTTTTAAAACCTTGTTTTCATTATGGAGTATTTCTAATTGTTGGTTGATAGGTAATGATGAAAATTCAGTTTCTTTATTTTTATAAGCATTTATTTCTATACAGTCATTATTTAGCATTTCTCCTTTCCCTGTCATAATCCAATTGTAATTTATGCTTGGATATTTGGCAACAATATCAGATGCAACATCGCTACTAATACCATTTCTTCCTGATTTTATATGCTGGATTTTAACATTGCTTTTGTAACCTAATTCTTTAGCCAATCTACTTGGATTAGATTTTAAATATGATAACAATTCGGTAAGTACTTTTTGAGAAACTTCTATGTTATTATTTGTTATTGTATTTTCTTTTTTATTCATATATTTGTTTAAATTAATTTATTATGGACTCTAGTTCTGAATTAAGAGAAAAGGTTGTATTTAAGCTTTTAGAAAAAGAAAAATATTTCTTAAACCCTCCGTTTAATATTGTAATGGCTTCATCTATTATTTGTTCATATATAGAGAATAATAAAGTTCCTGGCTCTAACATGTGGAAAGAAGTTGATTCATTTGACGAAGTGGTTTATAAGATAGCGAAAGATATCTACCAAGAAAGAAATGATACCATAAATACCGCTAATCAAAAGTCCCCATCGAACAATAGTTTTATCAAAAAAATATTCTGTTTTTTCGGACTTTAATTCTTTTGAATAAATTGCTCTTTCTCCTAAAACAGTAGTCTGTATAATTTCCGGAATGCTTTCTGGCCTTTCTTTCCATCCGCCATACTCATCTTGTTCACTTTCGTAACCGCTTAGGTCATCAATATACTTTCTTTTATATAATTCATACTTGATTTTGTCACTATCCTCATAAGACGGATAACTTCTTTTAAGCCACCATAGATTTATCTTATCAATTAAGGTAGGTCTTTTTTTATGTCTAAGTAGATAAATTATATAAAAATCGTCTTTCATATTTTCTTTATACTAAATTTTTCTCTCTGGTTTTCAGTGTGTTACAATTAATAAATAACAAAATATAACATTTATATTGATTATGTTATTAAATGTTATTATATTTGAATCATCAAAGTAACATTGCAAATATATAAACAAAATGAAAATAGCTAGTACGGTTTGCCGTAAAATAAAAGAGAGTAGCGAGCTATCATTGAGATTAGCGAGCGTGTTGGGTGTAAAGCAGGTTGCAGTTGAGCAATTAGCGACCAGAAAGTCTAACAAACTATGTCATTACGGTTGTGTACTGATATATAAAGAGTTTGGGTTAACTGAAAAAGAAATCTTTGAAAACTAAGTATTATGTCAATAATTAATTCAGAAGCTTTCAAAAGCCAGTTAAAAGAGAGAATGGCAGAAGCCAGAAGACCTTTGAATAATACCATACTTAAGGTATTAAAGAATAAGAAATAAAAAAGCCGACATGGGTGCAACCACATCGGCGAAGTTCAACTTAAAAAGTCAAACTATAAATCGTATGGCAAATTTAGAAAAAAAACAACAGGTTAGAGAATTGATATTAAATAATCGATTCGAAGAAATGGACTTGGTCAACGAAGAATACTTTTTCATAGGGTTATTTTTCGACGAAGACAATGCATTTTGGTGCATTAAACGTAATACTAATGGCTTTCTTGTAGTAGAAGCCGACGACGAATACCAATACAAGCTAGATAATGAGCTTGCTGATTTAGTCGAAGAATTTATTTCAGAAGAAACGAAAGATCAGCGTGACGAACCAGATCACCACTGGTTCATGAAGAATCATTTTAGAAATAACTTCAAATACGCATAATATGAAAGCTTTATTAATAATTATTGCTATAGGTAGTTTTTTTCTAGCAACCTGTAGCGTAGAAAGTAGTCGTTTTTTCGATGCTTTCATATTTACCTCATTCGGCTTCATTTCAACTTATGGGGCGTGCAAATCAAGACAATTAACCAAATTTTTAACACAAAATATACTTGAAGATGAAACTAAATAAAAGATTCAAAAACCGGTTTGTGATGAAGCCAATTTTAGATGGTAAATATCATTATAGAGCTGATTATACAGCTCGTGACTTTAGATCAAGTTGTATAGCGACCCTGGCAAGATTAGAGAGTAAAAACAACCATAAAGCATATTAAAATTACAAATACAGATAAAGCAGATAAAGTTTTGCAAATGATTGTAAATGTTGAATTGGTGATACTATCATTGAAAAGTTCTCTTGTTACAGGTTCAATATTTTTTACTAAAGAAGAAATTGAGCGGAAAATAGAATGGCGAACTAAAATGAAGCAGCGCCTATTTGGTTACTATAAATATGTATTAAGATGAGAGGCCGTAAAAAGCAGTCTTTTAGTATAGACGACCTGAGAACAGAAGTAACTCGTATCAATCGAACAATAAACAAAGCATTAAGAGATTTAGAGTTAGTTGAATTAAAAATGGTTGAAATCGATCGAGAAGAAAATGTAACAAGTGGTGTGGAAGCCACATTCAAAACTGCGAGTGATTTTGTTCTCTATGGCGTCTCTAAGAAAAAACAAGCTGCAAAAATTAAAGCGTTAACCTTAAAACCTATTATGTAGCCATGAACGAAGCAATTAAATTCTGTGAATGGTTTTTAGCCCTTGGCGGCATACTACCATACAATTTAGACTCAATAGTCGAAAAATTCAAAGATTATAATTAAAAACACTAAATAATATGAGTATCAAATTAATTATAGATAAAGATCAAAGTGATAATTGTTTTGAAGTTGAGGCAAATAAGATTACTCTCACACCGAAACAGCATGAGAAAGTAATAAAATTCTTAAATAAAATTGATAAGGTTATTTTTCCTTATCAGGGGTATTCGTCGATGAATGATTTATCTCTAATCTTTGCAAAATCTGCTCAAGAAGCTTTAAACGAATGTCGTCAGGTTTAGTTTGGCTTTTCATTATTTCTACAACTTTAGTGTAGTGATTTAGAAATTCCGGTTTTTCAAATAGAATTTCTTCAATAAGAGTTAATCTCACTTCTAATAACATAGAATGTTCAGTCATATCTAAATTTTTATTGCAAAACAAATTTAGTGAAAAGCCTTTAATAGGGTTAGGCTATAAAGAACCCTTTTTTATTCAACTATAAAAATTTAAAACATGTCAAACGAAATACAAAAGCTACCCTCAATTGCAGATTTGACAACAGATATAGAGCAAGCGTGGAAAAATGACCAGTTAAATTTTCTACTTAGTAAGAATCCTCCTTCAAAGTGGATAGCAAAACACCCTTTCATTAAAAAAGAAGTGGTTATAAATGGTTCAAGGCAGAAAGTACCTTATGAGTACTTACCAATCGACAAAGTAGAGCATTTGCTAAGAAAGATCTTCAAAGAATATAAAATTGAAATTACAGGACAGGGTACAGCTTTCAATGGGGTATGGGTAACGGTGAGAGTTCATTTTAAATCACCTATTAATGGTGAATGGTATTTTCATGATGGGGTAGGTGCTAGCCAATTACAGACTAAATCAGGCACAAGTCCGGCTGATCTGCAGAATATTAATAATGGGGCGATTTCAATGGCTTTTCCTTTGGCTAAAACATTAGCGGTAAAAGATGCGTGTGATATGTTTGGTAATATATTCGGTGCAAACCTTAATAGAGCTGATTTGGTAGCCTTTACACTTGATGCAAATCTTGCAGAAACCGGTAAGTCTAACGCTGAAAAAATGGCATTATGATAAAGTATGCAGTTTTTGAAGAGAAAGAAGCTTGGGACGAATTTCGAGGTGATTATTTGACCGCCAGTGAAATTTATAGAATTCTGCCAGAGCCTAAGAAAAAAGGCGAAATATTAAGCGTTGGTGCAAAAACCTATATAAAAGAAAGACTGGTAAGAAGATTGGCACCAAAAGAGCCTGAATACTATAACCAGCAAATGGAGCATGGAAATGATACTGAACCCGCTGCCGTCCTTAGAATAGCAAAAGAGCTTGGTAAATCTGTAGAAGATGATGATTTTATCTACACCTCTGTAAACGGTTATGTATTCTTTTACGATGAAAAATTAGGCATAGGAGGTACACCGGATGTAATAATTAAGAATCAAATGTCTTGTGAGGTCAAATGTCCACTATCTAAAACACACCTTGACTATCTTTTATTAAAGACCCAAGAAGAGGTTAGAACAGAACTTCCAAAATACTACGGACAAATGCAATTGAATATGCATTTAACAAAAACAGATAAATGCCTATTCGTAAGTTTTGACGATAGATTCTACAATGAAAAACATCATTATCACCAGATAGAAATACTGAAAGATGATGAATACATAGAAAACTTACTTAAAAAAGCTAAAGCCGCCAAGGCTTACAAAGAACAAATATTAAAAGAATTAAATGCCAACACCTAACGAAATATATTTTGAGAAAGTGGTTCTTCAGTATTTGGGGCTTGAGTACGATGTAAGTAAGCGAGAAAATGGTAGCTACACAATAGTTCATGAAAAGTTCGGCACAATAGACATTTACCCGAAGAAGCAAAGGCTTTTATTCAGAAGAAGTAATAAGTGGTACGACAACGCTTTTGACTGGATTAACAAGAAATTATTAAAAGAAAAATTCAAATAAAACAAATATGGAATTAACAGGTATAGTAAAAAAGAAAGGTGAAATACAGGATTTCGCTTCTGGATTTCAAAAAATTGATTTAGTACTTCAAACAGAAGAGCAGTATTCACAATCGATATTAATAGAGTTTTCTTCTGATAAGATTCATCTACTGTCGAATGTTGAATTCGGTGACAGGGTAAAAATCGGAATAAATATCCGAGGTCGTGAATGGACAGCCCCAGACGGTGAAGTAAAGTATTTCAACTCAATAACTGGTTGGCGAATCGAAAAGATTTAGATCATGAAAGCCACATCACTTATATCACACGAATTAATAAAGCCTCATAAAGATAGTTTGCAAGATAAAATTTATCAGGGCTTATTAAAGATTAAGCGGGGTTCTTTCCGGGAGATAGCTAAGGCTTCCGGATTAGAAGAAGGCCAAGTATGGAAAAGGCTTTCAGAAATGGTTAGAAAAAACCTTATCCGAGATACTGGTGAAATGAAACTTTGTGAAGTATCTAATCGTCCAGTTATAATTTGGGAGATAATTGAATAACATTTAAATCATAAAATAATGGAAACAACAATTCAAGATGCACATTATATTAAGTGCATTGATAAACAAGATTTAGACAAAAAAAGAGATCAAATCAGAAGGAGTGCTTTTCAGGGGATGTTTAAAAATGATAATGGCACTCACAACTTAATACATGATAAAAAGGCCTTACCAAAAGAAGGTGATTACTTTTTATGTTACAGAGGCTTTATTAATGTAGTTACAAAAGTAGGAGATACTAGAGATCATAAGGGAGTATTTGAAAATGAAGAAGACAGAAAGAAAATAACTCCAGTAAAAGGTATTCCTGTTTTCTTAACAAGTCCTTAATGAATCCAGGTGAAACAAAAACATTGAACAAAGACAATGTTTACAAAGGAATGATCTGGGGAACTAAAGGAGAAGAAGTTGTAATAATATCAGTAAGCGGTAACGCAATAGTATACGAAAATGCAAAAGGGAAACGGTTCCCCTGTAACATTAAAGATTTAGAGTAATGTCAAGAGAGAGTTTTATTTTTTATGGTAGCTGGGTGGAGGCTGTAAGGGATTTGCCAAATGAGGTGAGATTGGAAATTTATGATGGCATAATGGAGTATGCAATATCAGGTAAATATCCAGATTTCAAACCGATGGCGAAAATAGCCTTCAACTTCATAAAAAATGATATTGATCGTGCTAATCAAAAATATGAGGAAAGGATTAGGGTCAATAGAGAAAACGGATCAAAAGGCGGACGACCAAAAAAACCGAAAGAAACCCAAAATAACCCATCGGTTTTTTCAGAAACCCAACAAAACCCTAATAAGAATGATAATGAATATGATAATGATATTCTTTTAGAAAAAGAATCAAAAGGGGTTGAGGTTGAAGAATCAGTTCAGGAAGAAATTTTAGATACTGATAAACATCCGGACGAAGACCTTTCCAAAAAAGTTGCGCCAAAAAAGGTTTTCCGTATACCAAGTGTTCAAGAGGTTCAGGATTACTGTAATGAACGAGACAACGGAATTTCCGGATATGCATTTGTAAACTTTTATCAGGCTAAAGGCTGGATGGTTGGCAAAAACAAAATGAAAGACTGGCAAGCTGCAATAAGAACATGGGAACAAACAAGAAAAGAAAATGGACATAATCAAACAACAAGCTCAGGAGCTGGCAACAAAGGACCAGTTCAAGCAAATCAGGTTCAAAGGCGAAATAACCAATTTACCATTGACGATTTTACAGTCCCTTCCTGAGATAGTAAAGCGTGAGGTTGATTATCCGCTTTTTAAAAACAGTGGTGAAGAAATGATTAAAACGCTGAATATGGTTTCTTCAATGGTTGGGGTGAATTTCGGAACCGATGAAGAATATAAAAAATCTTCCGGCGCTCATTGGATAAGTTTCTGCCAAGGTTACCAGCTTACAGCACTTGAAATTATTGAGGCATATCGAATGGCTTTACGTCAAGAGTTCCCGGAAATAAAAATTTTTCCAAACCTCAGCTTAATAACTGCCGGAGAGATTTTAAAAGCATATCAGGAGTTTAAGCATGGAAGTGAAGAATGGAACCGAGGTCGAAAGTTGATTCACAAAACTCTAAATCCAGTTATTGAAGAATCAGAAGAAACGAAACTGGCCAGAAGAAAAAAAATGTGGGATGATCTGGTGCAGAAAGTAAAAAATGATGAGCCATGTGTGTACGCTGGACATTTTTACAGTGAATTAGACGAGAAAGGATGTTTTGATTATCTGACAGCAAGTGATAAGAATCGTTTAATACGGTCAAAAGCTGCCCAAATTTTAAACAAAGAAATAACAAAGGGTACGAATATCCATTTTAGAAAAGAAGAGGCTGTAAGACTATTAAAAACGCTTAACGAAACCAACAAAATAAAAAGTGATTACCTCAACGGAATGGCAATTCAACACGCAAAGGATCACCTGGTATACGAACACATTAAAAAACACCTAAAAGAATACTTAAATGAAAATACTTAATCTATATGCATGCTTAGGAGGCAATAGGTATAAATGGGATGAAGTAGCAAAGGCAGCTGGTATTGAAATACAAGTTACCGCAGTGGAGTTAGATCCTGAACTAGCAAGAATGTATAAAGAACGGTTTCCCAATGATATAGTAATTATAGCCGATGCCCACCAATATTTATTAGATCATTATAAAGAGTTTGATTTTGTTTGGAGTTCACCTCCATGTCCAACCCATTCAAAAAGTAGATTTTGGGCTCATGCAAATAAAAAACCTGTTTATCCAGATATGACTTTGTATCAAGAAATAATTTTTTTAATGCATCACTCAAGAAGTGTTAAATGGGTGGTTGAAAATGTAACACCATATTATGAACCTTTAATTCCAGGTATTAAAATCGGAAGACATTTGTTCTGGAGTAATTTTAAAATAAATTCTTATAGTAAGAAAGATGTGACTGGAATTATGAATTTTGAAAGTAAATATGAACCTTTAAAAACACATCATGATATAATCAATTTTGACTATAAAGGAGACCAAAGTAAATTAAAAATATTGAGAAATCTAGTAGATTACAATTTAGGTAAACATATTCTTAATTGCGTATTAAATACAGTTCCTAAAAAAGCAATCCACAGTCTATTCGACGATAGTGTAATTTATTTATAAAACCATGGCAAATGTAAAAAGAAAATCGGATCATTCAGAGTTAATGGATGGATCTGGCAGGCTAACGAAAAGACAGGAGAATCAAAAGGCTTTAGAAGTCCTGGCAAGAGCAAAGGAGGTTAATAAAAATAGGCCTATATGGTATGCAACTTCCAAGGATAGCAGTTTTATGAGATCGTTAAGATCAAAGCCAAAGAGTAATGATAAAAACGAAAAGGAGCCTAAAATAAAAGCTAAGAATCCACAGTATTCAAGGGATCAAGTTTTGAAGTTTAAATACAGTATACTCGGTAAAGCTTATGAATCTGGAAAGTCAATAGAGGAGTGCTGCAAGCTAATCAATATACACAGGCATAATTTCAGATCATATTATGATAGGTATTTGATAGCGAAAGAGACTTATAACTTGTAAGGTTATTTTTTCCGGATTCCGAGCCATTCACCGTCAAGCTCCCAGTGTCCGAATTTTTCACCAACTGGCAAAAGCTCTACAACCTCACATTGTAAAACCTCAGCAATCTTTTGCAAACGGCTTAATGGAGGCTCAATAGCACCAGTATTGTAACGACTTAATGCAACGGTATCAATGTTACTTAATTCCGATAATTTACGCATTGTAAGCCCTCTACGTTTGGCTACTTCTTTAATTCTTAACTGCATGTAATATCCATTTGAGGACAAAATTAACATATAATACTAATAAATACCAAACTAATTAGTGTTTAGTGCTAATTTAGAAATTGTATAAATTAGCATTTAGTGATAATTAATATGTAAATAATTAGCATTTAGTGCTTATCTTTGCTTCAAGAAATCAAATAATCAAAATCAACTCATTATGGAAACAATTACAATAACAAAAAGAATAGTAAACGGTAAAGAAGTGTATAACAAACGTTTCGATGATTATGATAAAGGTTTTTATGGCAAAAAAATATCTAAGAAAGAATATGAAGAGAGTAAAAGCAATAGTGAAAATCACGTGATATATAAAAGGCCTTCTGATTCAATAATAGTAGAGAGAATAGTGTATGAAAACTAAGTGTAGAGTTATATACGTTGAAAAATCAGAGCTTATAGAATGCATGTTAAAGTCATTTGGTTATGAAAAACGTTCTGGTGACGGCAGTTATAAAAAAGACTGTATAGCAATTGTTACTAAAAAGAAGTGGTATTGGTATCAGCAATTGCCAGAAAAATATAGAGGATCAAGATTAATAGAGTTATAAGTTAATCAACTGTAACAATCAAAATTTAAAATTTGCGCCCCTCTGTAATAAGAGGGGACTAAAACAACCAAAATAAAACGATATGAAAAGAGAGATAATTTTTAGAGGAAAAAGAGTAGACAATGGTGAGTGGGTAGAAGGCTCTTTGGTAATGGTTAGTGATGGCGAGTCACTAAATCGTTATCCATGTATAGTCGTTAGTTATAACCATGACACATTTGACTGGTACGAAGTTATTCCCGAAACAGTAGGGCAGTTCACAGGACTTTTAGATTGTAAAGGTAATAGAATATTTGAAGGGGACATTTTGAAAGGAAAATATTTGGTTTACCATCAAGATCCTGAATTACTTCCAATAGAGCATGACATTTCAGGTGAAGTAAAATTTATAGAAGGATTTTTCGCCTGTGAAAACTTCTCATTTGTTTATCCAGAATACGAAGTTGAAATAATAGGCAACATCCACGAAAGTTTAACCCCAAACAAATAATAATGATATGAAAAAAGTAATAGTTGTAGTTACCTACGAAGCTTATGTACCAGAAGATATGATGGTAGATCAACTGGAAGAAAATATTGAAGAAGTAGTAAGAGATCGTTTTGAGGATTTTAGAGCCACAGCCGAAAATTACCATAATGAAGAAGAATCTGAACCTTGGTTTGAATTATCATCTGTAATGGTTGGAACTGAATCTATGATTTCTGTAGGTGGTAATTAATAATAAAACAAATAATAATGAAAAGACTGGAAGAGATAAAGAACGAGATTGCTATAAAGTACCATTATGGATATTGGGTTGATTTAGTAAGCCAAAACGATGTATTTACTATTGACAAATATCATAATGAAGTAATTCATCAGTACGCCCGCGAAGTAGCTAAGGCTTCTTTGGAGAAGGCTGCGGAGAATGTAGCATTATTCAATGAGTTTAGTGAGTTTGAATTTAAGCACTGGATAGACAAAAAATCAATAACCAACCCTAACAACATAACACTACTATGAGTAATATAAAAAAACTAAGAGTTGAAGTGACTTATTCCGTTGGTTTTGGAAACTTAACTGTTCCTGAAAAAGTTTTAGAACAGTTACAAAAAGCATATGATAACAACAAAGATTTATCAGGTGATGATATGCTTTCTTCGAGTGAATACTCAGAAGCAACTGAATGGCTTGCAGATAATATTCGAGAAAAAGACTGTTACCACTGGGAGTGTGAGATTACAGAACTTAAAGAAGTAACAGAGTAATGGAAACACCAAAACAAAAAGCAATTAAGGCTGCCTACGGGGAGCATTGGGAGAGAGTTAAAGATTATGTTCGAGACTGTGGTGTTTTGATAGACCCGCTTACAAGTGCAGATGTAGATCAGTACATTTCTGAAAATAGAGAGAATCTGGAATTTATTGATACAGACATTTACCGTCCAAAAGCACTTAATGGAATTGAAAGGAATAACGGCTGGACAATAATAGAGGATGAAAAACCTGAAATTAGCGGTGAATATTGGGCAACAACTGTATATGGTCGAATTCGCAGATTATACTTCTCTAAATGGGAAGATGAATGGCAAGAAATTACAAATAGCAGTATTTCTCATACTGTTTCGCACTGGCAAAATATTGAAGAACCAAAACCTAAAGTTTATTAATCATGTACACGATAACCGCAAAAATTAAAGCAAAAAAAGGAGATACTGTATCAGTTTTCAATTATAAAAAAAAACCAGGTGTTTGGGAAGAAGCAGAAGTTTTTAGAGCTGAAATATTCGTTGAACCTGATGGGAAAACCTATAACTCATATGAAGTTGTATTGAAGCGCAAAAGTGATACCGGTAGAGGAATTTGGCTTTTCGTAGGTGATGACAGAATTAAACCAATTTCCTATGAAAGCAAAAGTTAACTACAACGCTATTGATACTTGGTTAGAGCCTTATATCGGACATGAGTTTGAAGTGGTCAAGGTAACCCGTAATCTGGTTTATTTTAGAATTGATAGAGGTTACTCCATTTGCACAGAAAAACACGATAAATCAAATTTTAACCTATGAAAACAAAATATGTAAAAGTACCTGTATCGGATAAAGAAGTAATAGTAAATTATTTGGACAAGCAAATTAATAAACACATGGAATATGATTGTATGCCAGAGAATGAATCTGGGTCATATTTCGTGAGCCGAACTAGTATTTCAAAAATAGTTGATGGTTTAATTCCCTTAGTTAAATCAACATTTGTCAAAAAGAAAGTCTTAAAAAACGTCCCCGACCACTCAGAAGAGATGCTTTCTATGTTGGAGGAGTGTTTGGAGAAATTACCAATAAATACAGACTCTCAAGTCGCCTTTTGTAAAAAAGTTGAACAATTAATATTAAAAATAAAAGGATGAACCTAGTAGATTGTTATGTAACAGAAGTTATTAGACTTAATCACAATACAGTATTAGATAAATGGGTAGTGGAAGTAAAATATGATTGTTACGGTAGAATAGATACAACAATGTTGCTATTTAATACCGAAGAAGAAGCAAAAAGCGTAAAAATAGGATATGAATTTTTAGCATAAACAAAGTAAAAGACAATGGGAAATAAAGAATGGATAACAGTCAATTATGAAGTGAAAAACCTCCCGACTGACGAAAATAAACTTTACAACTTGATTCTGAAAGGAGAAAATTATAGATACAACATGTCTCTTTATGAGTTGAAGACTGCATATAATTTCGGAATCCTTGAAAAATATCAAACAGCATGAGAACAGAATTTAAATTAACAGGACTATCAAAGCCTAATAGATTTACTTGTGAACCTTTAGATAATCAAAATATATTTTGGGTTACCAATAGTGTGTTAAGTCCGGAAAAATTCCAACATCTTTTTGACTACACTAAAAATAACTGGTCAAATCCTAAGACAGTTATCATAGAACATGAAGGATTGGATAGCAACGGTATTCCTAAAAATCCAAAAATAATCGAAATATTCGAAGACAATGGAAAATAAACTAATACCCCTTTCTACATTCGTGATGAACATAGAAATGTTTAATGATTGTAGAGAAGATGATTTTGCAGTAGTGTATAATTATGCTTCATTTTTAAAAAAGCCTTCAAGACTCGACATGTTTGTTGAAATAGATGATAAGGGAAATGTATTAGGAACATATGACCCGGGTAATGAAGATTCAAAAGTACTTTTTGAAGGGTTTGAGATTGAAATGTCTAAGAACAGAGTAGATATTTATCTTTCAAATTATAACCACATTTCTTATTCACGTATTCAGAATAACTTTTCATCACCATCAAAGTTGCTTACAACGATTGAAGACCTGATAATGTACTCAGGATTAACCCTAACCGAAACCGCAATTAAAAGTATCTATGGAAGCTAAAGAATTAAGAATCGGAAATTATCTAAATGATAGGAATGGTAACCTTTGTAAAGTAATCGAATTAAGACAAGACGGTATTTATGCTCCTACTATCAGAGGGGCTATAACTGGACTTCCAAATAAACCAATAGAATTAACCGAAGAATGGTTATTGAATTTAGGATTCAGAAAGTCAAAATTTTCATCTAATTGTTTAAAAATAACTAATGGATATAAATTTGATTTCGCAGGTGGAGAAGTGCTTTACTTAGACTCAATAAGGTTGGAACATATAAAGTATATCCATCAATTGCAGAATCTACATTTTGCTTTAGGTGGCGAAGAATTAACACTTAAATCATAGGAAATGGAAGGAAAAGCAAAAGAGGAAATGTTAAAGTGGTTAAGCGCTAACTATCCATTAGGTTGGAAAGCAATGGAAATGGGAGGGCTTAGACCATCATTTCAAAATACACTTATTATCGAGTGGCTGGATAGTGAAAGCATTTATATTTCAATTTCAACACTAGGGCTTCAAAGCTGGTTTAAATATGAAATACAAGCGTTTTATCCATTGACTAGAATGGAGAGTTTTGCATTTTACAGAACCCGCCAAGGAGCCACCGAAGCAGCAATTAAAAAGGCTGTGGAGATATTTAATGAGAAAAACGAAAACAATGGCACTACGAATTAGAAAGACAGGCGAAATACTTTGTGCAGCTCATACAAAGCCGGAAGAAGGCGATACTTACCTTGATGATAAATCTTTACCTGATTTCGATACTGAATCTTTTTTTACCGGAGAGGAGGGAGTTGATGATGAAATTATTTTATTCAATAAATCATCTAAAAAAGTAACTATATCTAATCTCGAACTATATAGTATGAATAATTTTATTTCTAGGGAGATAGATCTTGGAAGAGCCGGTGATTTTAATTTGATTACTATTGCTCCAAATGAGTTTTATAGGTTGAGAATATCACAGCAGTTTAAATTCAGATTAGAAGATGCATTATTTTTCAAAATACATTTATTAGGAAAAGATGGAATAATTAAAATACCAATATTTGGGGATGATTTGATTGATCAATTCGATTAATAATAGTTGTACCTTCACTGAATGGAACTCGAAGAAACTATTTGCGAAATTTTTAAGGCTAAGAAAATTAAAACCGGAGGAAACTGCGGAACCTATGCAGCTGCAATGTGCTATGATCTGGATATTTCTTTTCAGGATGTAAAACCAATTCTGGAAAAGCTAGAAGCTGAAGGAAAAATATTTTACCGTATCGGTGTTGCCGGAAGACTTATTTTCTGGAAATAATAAAAGGGGCAACTAAGCCCCTTGTTTTTTGAAGGTATTTCTTATTTCCCCATCTAAAAATTTAACAAGAACATCTTTGTGATGAATATAAGTTTTAAAATATTTTGTTCTATTGTTATAATAATTTTTAATTAAATCCTCAACATTTTTCTTTGCAATAGATTTATCAAATTTATTTATTATATATTGGTTTTCAATGTCATTAAATAACTGTTGTAAATCATTTACTATTGGTTTTAAAGAGGAACTTGTATTCGCACTAATAACAGAAAAGTCTTCTATAGAAAAAAATAAAAGCATTGACTCATCTTTGATGGAATATTCCATATATGAGTTTTTTATTTTTTCAAATAATTTTTTATTCTCAAACAATCGATCTTCTTTATGTTCAATTAAGCTTGCAAGAATTAAAGATGAATAAGTGTTTAATATATTAAAATATTCAAAAATTTCTTTCCTTTTAATCGCATTGTAGTCTATTTCACTGCTTGTACTTATACTAAACATTGATTCCACTTTTTTGACTTCTGCAGTTATCTCAGCTATATCTTCCTTATTAGCAAGATTTTCACCTTTTTTCTTAAGATAGGCAGGAATTCCAAAACATAAAATTAATGAAAGTATAATTCCAATAATTTGTAAAACAAGTATATAGCCATCCATTATTTATTCCTTAGCTTTATTAGTTGTTTTAGCACTTCATCTTTATTTCCTTTTCGTGTACCAGAACAAGCAATTCTGACATATTCATTAAGCTCTTCATCTTGAATTACTCTACCTTTTAGCAATGAATTAATTAATAGAGCAATATCCACATCTATGAAAGGTCCATCATTTGATGTTTTTTTAATATCACGAACAAACCCCTGTGCATCAAGGTTTGAATTGAATTCTATAAATTTTTCATCATAGAATTTACTAAAATAAGTTTTGAAAAAATCCATATTATTTCTTTAAATATCCAATTATTATTTCTTTCCCTGATTCGTCTTTTGTGTAGATAGGTTCTGAATCTTTTTCCCGGTCTATTGGATCGAACAATTCTACAATATCAACTTCCAGAACTTCAGCAATTTTTTCAAGACTTGCAAGAGATGGGGACTTCAATAAATTTGTTGCATAACTCCTGTTATCTCCACGACCTAAAAGCTCAGCAAGTTTTGCTTTATTAATACCTTTTTTTTCTAGAATTCTTTCAACGTTTAAAGCCATAATTTTAAATGTTTTGACAAAATTATACACTATACTATATATGTGTATAATAATTATAAAACTTTAACAATATTTTAACATTTTATATTTGTTTTGAAATATTAAAACATTTTATATTTGCTGTATAGAAATTGCAAAACAAAAATATATGACAACTTACATCATTTTAGAAAACGGCATTAAGACAATTTCAAAAGTTTTAGCCCCTAATTCAGAAGCTGCATTATTAAAAGCAAATGAATTGAACGCAAAGCATAAAATGTACACTGGTGTACTTTCAGTTGAAAAAGCATTTAACCTATAAATAATAAATATCATGACAAGAATAGAATTATTTAAAAATTATATAGTAAAAGATTGCTCATCGCTTGATGAGTTCTTAGATAAATATAGACGGCATGATAGATATAAAGGTAGAAATGGTAAAGATTGGGGTTTAAATTATTCAGAATTAATTTATCAATCTCATATTGATGATCTTCAGAAATTTGGCATAACTACAATTGCGCCTACCGAAAGCAATACGGGAAAAACAGTAGCATTTTTAACATCTAATAAATAATAAAAATATGAAAACACTAAAAGAAAGACTAAGAAGTCTATTAGATCTAAGATCTAAAGACGAGACTGCTGAAGAGCTGTATATTATTCTTGACGACTATATGACTTCAATGGCCGTTAGATTAGAGCGTGAATATCACTTCAAAGATTTTAAAACTGGCGAAGATCTTGGTGGTAGCTGCTTTGTTACACCGCCGTCAAAAGGTGAGTTTTACGTAACACATAAAGGCATTTATGAAGTATTACAGGTAACACACGTTTACGATTCTTCTCGTAGAGCAGGTACTATTTACTTAAAGAAAGCAAGAGAATTAAAACCAGCGGGGTAATACCCGCTTTTTGTTTTTAAAATACATTAAAAAGCATATAAAAAGATAATAAAAAGCAAATAATTTGTTATATTTGTATAAGTTATGATCGAAGCAAAGACAATACAGAAGTATAAAAGCAAAACGGTGCCTCAACTAGTGCAAATTGCCCAAAGGCATTTTAATGCCTTTATTCGAAAACGAGACAGTTTCGATGGTTTTTTTAAGTGTATATCATGTAGTGAGATAAAGCCAGTTAGTAAGATGCATGCGGGACATTTCTTTTCAGTTGGTAATTATGCTAGTGTAAGATTTGATGTAGATGATTGCCACGGTCAATGTCATAAATGTAACACATTTTTACACGGCAATCTGATACCATACCGCGAAAATCTAATTAAAAAAATAGGTCAAGAACGGTTTGACCAGCTCGAAATGATGAGCAAATTAAAAAACTTCAAATACGACCGTTTCGTATTGATAGACATAATCGAACGATTTAAAAAATATTAATATGGCTAAAAATACCAAAGAAGCGAAAAACGAACTGTATTTAGTATTGACTAAAGAATGGTTTGATAAAATACTTTCAGGCGAAAAAAAAGAAGAATATAGAGCTATGACCAATTTCTATATATCTCGTCTGGGCGTAATTGATGAAGAAGGTGATCTGATTGATACAAAGCAATATGATACAGTACGTTTTCAGTTAGGTTATGGCAAAGAAGCGCCACAAATGGTGGTTGAATGCAAAGATGTTCTAATTGAACATGATGAAGATGTTGAAGATACACTAACTGAAGAAAACAGCAATTTCGTTATTGTTCTGGGTAAAATAGTAGACAAAATAAACATTAAATAGATGAAAATTAGTTTAACCTAAAATCAAAACGATGGCAGAATCAAGCAACAAAAGAGACAGTAGAGCAGTAGGTGCTGTACAAAGAAGTCTTAGAAGAATTGCAGGGGCTAGAATTAGAATCAGAACCAGAGGGTAATGAACCTACTCACGCCAACTATGAACAGCATAAAAACCTTATCTGAAAAAACAGATAGGGTTTTGCTGTTTCATTCTGCAGCTGGCAAAGATAGTATTGCACTTCTTGAAATGCTTTCGCCACATTTTAAGTTTATTCAGTGTGTTTTTTTATATATGGTTAAAGACCTAGATCACATCAATAGGTACATCAAATGGGCAGAAAACCGATATAAAAACTGCAAATTCATACAGACGCCCCACTATGCATATTACAACCTTAAAAAACAGGGTTTATATGAGTCTGAACAAATACCTTATTCAGAATGGGCATTATCAAAGATTGCCGACAAGGTTACTGAAGAGACAGGTATTGAGCATTCTGTTTACGGCTTCAAGAAAAACGATTCGATGAATAGGCGAATAATGCTTAATGGTTATGAAAACTTCACAAACCCACAAGGTACAAAGGTCTATCCATTAGCTGATTGGAGTAATAGGCAAGTATTGGCATACATAAAAAAACAGCGCCTTATAAACCCTTTGCAATACTCAAAGCTGGGCAATGCTAAAAGCCAGGGTACAGCTATTGACGATATCGGCTTTCTAATGTGGTGTAAAAACAATGCTCCGAATGACCTAAATAAAATCATTGCTGAGTTTCCGGATACTGAGCGAATAATTTTTGAATATGAGTACAAACAAAATCAAACAGTCTGAAACAAGGACCATATTACGTAGTTCCTTTTCATTTAGTGACTATAATCCAAGGACTATATCCGATGATGCGAGAAAGAAGCTAAAAGCTAATATCAAGAAGAATGGAATTATAGGAGGATTGGTTGTTAATGAGCAAACCGGAAATCTTGTATCTGGACATCAGAGAGTAAGTATTGCGGATGAAGTTAATAAATACGACCCAGAATCAGGAAAGAATGATTATGAAATAAAAGTCGAAATAATTGATGTCGACCTGAAGACAGAGAAGGAGTTAAATATTTTCTTCAACTCAAAAAGCGTACAGGGGGAAATGGACTATGCTAAGTTAGCATTAATGATTCCGGATATAGATATTGACATTGCTGGACTTGATGATGTTGATATGTCTTTCATAGAAATGGAAATGCCTGAACCAGTAGAAGTAGATGTTCCAGTGTTTGAACCTCAAGCATCCAAGAAAGAAAAGTCAATTACACAAGAGTTGGACAATTCCGTATCAACACCAGAAGCTAGTATTTCGGAAATGGAACGTGAAGAACTCGATGAGAAATCAAGACAGGAAAAAATTGACGCTGTAAAAAAGGTAAAAGAACAGGTAAAACAGGGAGCTGTATATGAAGGTGATCCATATTTCACTATTTCATTTGATTCCTATGAGAATAAAGTGTTTTTCTTAGAACAACTCGGTATCAGTGCCGACGTAAAAATAATAAAAGGAGAAGAGCTTGCAGAAAAGATCAACAATATGTGATAAGGAAACATACGATTCCGAAGGAGCTGCCAGACGTGTTATAGAGAAATGTAAACACACTAGCAGCCGGAGCCGCATTCCTAAGAGAACATATTACTGTAAATACTGCAAAGGCTATCATGTAACAAGCCAGAAAACGAAATCAAAATTTTATTAATATGGATAAAGAAAAATTTGAAATAGAATCAGTAGATAGATATTACTACTATGATGGAAGAAACTCCAAGAGATATGTAGAAACTACTTTCTGGTATAATCCTTATACACTTGAAAGGAAAGAGTCTCAGAGAAATGAGTTTATCTCTACAGGACAAGAGTATAAACTTCCTGAATGGGCTAGATCAATATCTAATAGGAGGAAGGATTTAGAGCCAAATATTAACTTCTAACAATCAATACTATCAATATGGAATACGGGAATGAAAAATATACTGATGAAGAGCTGAAACAAGCATTAATTGAGGCTAATGGACAACCGACAAAAGCGGCTGAGCTTCTTGGTATAGATTATTCCGGGCTATATCGTAGAATAAGAAAGAATCCTGAATTATTTGAGGTACAAAATGCCTACAAAGCTAAAACTTTTAATAATGTCGCTAATGTTGGATTAAATGCTCTTTTAACTGGCATAATGAACGAACCTATGGAAGATGAAGAAGGAAATATCATTGAAGGTAAGTTTGTAAAGAGAAAGGTTGATTATCGTACACGATTAAGCCTGATTCCTAATTTAATGCAAACTTTTAAAACAGCTGACGGAATTAAGGAGCAAATTGAGGTAACGACTGACGGAAGCATTAATATTTCTGATTGGCTTAAAATGAATAATCAGAACAAAAAAGAGGAATAATTTGATAAAATGGTAAAATTGGTCTTTGATTTCTCCAGGGTAATACAAAATTTAAGTAAAAACAGGGTAAAATAATTGCGAATATCATAAAATGGCTATAAAAACACAGACTGCTTATGATGCTCTTTATGAAGATAAGGAGAAGTTTATTATTTTAATGACTGGTGGACGTGGATCAGCAAAATCATTTAATGCAACAACATTCATAGAACGTCTTTCCTTTGAAAAGGGACATAAAATGTTGTTTAGTCGTTATACAATGACTTCTGCAAAGATATCTATCATCCCCGAATTTGAGGAAAAGATTGAGCTTGAAGGGACACGGGAATATTTCATAATCAATAACAATGAGATAATAAATAAGTTCTCCGGTTCCCAAATCTTGTTTAGAGGTATTAAAACTTCTTCCGGTAACCAAACAGCGAATCTTAAATCCATACAAGGTATTACTGCCTTCATTGGAGACGAAATGGAAGAGTGGGAGAGTGAAGACGATTATGATAAACTGGTATTATCTATTCGACAGAAGGGAATACAGCTGAGAGTTATATTAATACTAAACCCAACTGATGCAGACCATTTTATTTATAAAAAATATATTGAGAACAATCACCGTATTGTACAAATAGATGGAGTAGATGTACAAATGTCAACGCATCCAGATGTTTTACACCTTCACACAACATATTTAGACAATATAGAAAACCTTTCGGAGCAGTTTATAACAATTGTAGAATCTATCAAAAAGGAAAGTATTGATCAATGTACAGTAAATGGAGTTCTTAACCAGGCGATGTTTAATAAGTCGAAATATGCTCAAAAGATTATAGGACGGTGGGCGGATGTAGCAGAAGGCGTAATATTCGATAATGTAGAAGAAGGAGAGTTTGATACTTCTATTCCTTATTGTTTTGGTCAAGATTACGGATTTTCTATTGATCCAGATACACTGATTAAAGTTGCGGTAGATCATAAACGGAAAAGAATTTATCTCGATGAAAAGTATTATGGAGTAAACAAACTATCAACAGATGATCTCTTCGCATTGAATAAAGCTCATATTGAGAAACCAAAAGATCTAATTGCCGGAGATAGCTCAGAACCTCGTTTAATTGAAGACTTAAGAAAAAAAGGACTAAATATTAAACCTACCGAGAAAAGCCCGGGAATTGTTACTGCATCAATTCTTAAAATGCTTGAATATAAGATTATCGTTACACCGGATAGCCATAATCTAAAGAAAGAACTTAGAAACTACGCATGGAGCGATAAAAAGTCCGGAATTCCAGTTGATAAATATAACCATGCAATAGATGCAGCCAGATATGGCTTCTTAGAACTAGTAGAACCAATAAACAATAACCTGAAGCGCATTGCTTCCCTAATATAATTACCATGGCACAAGAATTAACAATAGAACAAAGAATGGAGCAATTCAAGAAGAGAAAAACCGCTCATCCTGATATTGCAAAGTTTGATAGTGAATACGAAGTTGAGAAACATAAAATTTTCACTGATTTAATAGCTTTCCCAGATAGAAAAGTTGAAGTAGTTACTAAGCTTCCAAATGGTGAAGAATTAATTTCAGAAAAGACAATTCCATTGAATCGTATTGGACTTCCTTATCAGGATTTAATCAATAACATGGCTGCCACCTTCTTGTTTGCAAATGAGGTTACTTATACAAACAATGATGATAAGGAAGAGCTTTTTGATAGCTTTAAAAAGGTTATTTCTAAAAATAAAATGGTATTCTTTGATAAGGAAGTAGCTGTTGCCGTTGGTAGATATACTGAATGTGCTGAACTTTGGTATACAGTTGAAGGAAGTAATGCTGATTATGGCTTTAATTCTAAATTTAAACTAAAGACAAAGCTTTTAACACCAAATGAATACAAATTATATCCAGTATTCAACAATAACGACGATATGATATCATTTGGCCGTGAATTTACCTTGAAAGAAGGTGATAAGAGTACTCAGATACTGGAAGTATACACAGCAACTGAAATTATCACGTATAAAGACGAGGGTAATGGATGGTCGGAAACTATTGTTCCTAATCCAATTGGTAAGATACCTGTTGTTTACTATAACCAGTCAAAAGTTGAATGGCATAAAGCCCAAAGTGCAATTGAAAGACTGGAAGGTATTTATTCAAATAATGCAGAAAGCAATGATAAGTTTGCATATCCAATATTGACTCTTAGTGGAAAGGTTCAAGGTAGTTTTACCGGAAATAAATCGGGAAAATTATTAGAACTTGAAGAAGGAGGCTCAGCTAGTTTCACGGTTCCTCCAGATGCAAATGAGAGTTTAGAAAATGAAATGGATAGACTGGATGACAATGTTTATACATTTACTCAGACCCCAAATGTTTTCTCTATGAGCAAGCTTCAAGGTATGGGAAATATGCTGGCCAGTGAAAATGTAGAATTCATATTCTTGTCTGCTCACCTAAAAGCAAAGGACAAATTCAAGATATATATTCCCGGATTAATGCGTAGAGCATCCATTATAGAATCTTACTTACAACAGTTAAATGTAAAGTTCCGTAGCCAAAGTTTAGATATCAAACCTGTAATTACTCCATTTGTGGTAAATAATGCTGCAGCTTTCTTGCGTATGCTTATGGATGCAAACGGAAATCAACCAATCTATTCACAACGTTATGCAATGGAAATGGCCGGAGTAGAAGACGTGGACAAAATGCAACAACAACTTAACGAGGAACAGGAGAAAAAAGCATCAACCCAAATACTATGATTACTCCAACATTAATACAATTAGGTGACTGGGTAATACTCAGACATGATCCTGATCAGTACAAAAGACTGGTTGTAGGTGTAGTGAAAAGAATTAACGGTGCCAGAGAACTTATTTTGGCCTGTGGTAGTGAAAGGGAAGTATCAGCAGTACCAGAAGAATGTGAAAAAATACAGCCATGAAAAAATACGGCATTTTAAAATCCGGTAAAAAGAATCTGAAACCAAAGTATAATAATAAAATTAATGGAAAAGCCACCAATAGGCGTTAAGCCAAAACAGATATGGGAAGCCGAACGGTTGAGAGATCTAAGAGAAGCAATTAACCGATACTTAGAAATGTATCATCCTGTACCAGATGCATGGATAAAAGAGTATAACGAACTTTTGAACAAGCAATATAATACTAAACAAAAAATAATGACAGAGGAAACTTTAAACAAACAGTTATCTGAAATTCCAGATGAAACACTTATCGAAAAATCAAGAGAGATTTTAAAAGATTGGTGTAATGGTGGGAAAAAATTCATAATGAGTATTCCACCTACGAAGAATTGTCCTGATTTACTTATTGCTGAACTTATTGAACGATTCAAAATGTATTCAGACCAAAATGGACAAAACAAACCTTGTAATGCATCAGTTTAGATCATGAGCAACTTTAATTTTTACAAATTCCTTGTTGACAATGGCTACGAAAAAGAAGTTTTCCGAGAAAAGAACGGAAAGACATTCTGTACCAACTATCAAAAGGAACTTTCAGAACATACATGGAACAGTTTAACAATAAATGCTGACAAAACTTTTACTGCAGCTTCACCGGCTAACGGAATTGAATATAAGAACCACCCACAGCTAACAGATCAGGAAGAAGCAGAAAAGATATTGTTTAAGATTGAGCAAGCGTAATGAAGAATCACGATGATTTACACCGGAAACGGATAAATAAGTACTTATTGGCTATTGAAAGACTGTTTGATGAGCTTTTATTGTCGTGTTCCTCTATAATTGTTCGTCTAAAACTTAAAGATGAGTTGTTTCAGTTCCGAAAATACCCATCCACCATAAAAGATGTAGATAAGTACCTGGTAAATTATCGTGATAACCTGCTAAATTCAATAAGGACCTACACGGAATATGAATGGGATTTCGCAAATGCTAAAGTAGATGAGATTTTAAAAGCTCGGTTAGGTTCCGTAAAAGGTAAGATTACACCGAAGATATATGAAACTGAGATCCGGAAGATAGCAAACCAGTCTCACAATCAAAAAGCACTTGAAGCATTTCATAACAGGAAAGTAGGCAAATTCACCGTTTCAGAAAGAGTGTGGAATATTTCTAAGCAGGCAAAAGAAAACATCGAATTAGCCATAGAAGGAGCTTTTAAAGAAGGCATGTCGGCTCAGGAATTAGCCAGAGCTATAAAATTAAATCTGAATAACCCTGACAAGCTATTTCGTAGAGTAAGAGATAAACACGGAAACTTAGTTTTATCTAAAAATGCACAAAGTTACCATCCGGGGCAAGGCGTATATCGCTCTGCTCATAAAAACGCTTTGAGATTAGCAGTTGATCAGATAAACACTGGATATAGGAAGTCTGAACAAATGAGAATAAGTGCAAATAACGACGTTGTAGGGCAGAAAATAAACCTTTCTCCATCACACAAACATTATGATATGTGTGATGAGTTAAAAGGTTTGTACCCTAAGGATTTTGATTGGAGTAAATGGCATACTGGGTGCATGTGTTTCCGTACTATGATTTTGAAATCAGAAACTGAATTCATAAAAGAGCTGAATGCCGGGCAGAACCTCCCTCCAGAAACCTCAGAAAACTATGTTGGTGATGTTCCAGATAATTTCGTACAATGGCATAAAGATAATGCTGACAAGATGAAAAACTGGAAACGGAAGCCTGATTTTATAGCAGATAATAAGAAGTTTTTGTAAATTGGAAACATGAAATTAACGGAAAAAGAAATACAGGACATAATAGATAGAGGTCCTTATAGTGTGAAAGAGGATAACAATATTGTAGTTGTTGATGCTAAAGGTGAATGGATGGCAATAGTTCAAAATCATTTTAAAAAACCAAAAGTAGTTGCTGAAGCAATTGTTCGTGTATTAAACTCTCCTAAGTTTAAATATGAATTATCTAATATAGAAATAAAAGATCTGATCTGATGCCGGATTTATACCCAGAAGAAATAAAAGAATATAACCGCCTCACTAAGGGAATGGAATTTACTTTCATGGCTTTGACTATGGATTTCCTGACTCATTGTGAGAATGTTATTTTTGGGTATGAAGAGCCGGAATTACCTTACTTCTGCTTTCACCTATACTCTGATAAAGGGCTAAAGGAAATCTACGAAAAGCTTACAAATACACTCGAATATGTTTATTCAGAAGTAGATCCGAAATACAATAACCTCCGGAATAATCTTTCCAACCTTCTCATATTACTTCGAGAACCAAAAGCCAGGATTCAGGATAAAAAATACCAGCAATCAAATAATGACTACTGGTATAAATTAGTTTCTTCCGATGAAATTCTTATGCAAAATGGGAATTTTAAGAAGTACCTTTTCGTAGAGGAAATCTAACTTCTTGTGGAAGTGGCTCAGATAAACCTTTATCTACAACTTTTTCCCTCATTAAAGCTTTCTTGTTAAAGCATCTTGATATATTTTGAATTGTATCTCTGAAGTTATCTTTACCATTATAAGCATGATAAAACACCTTTATTGATCTACAATTATGGTGCTCGAAAATAGTATTTAACATTGTTCTATCAGATAAGCCACAAGAATGCCCCATAACAAATACCTGAAATTCTTTTTCATTAATCCAATTAAGAAGTTTCCTATAGTTTGAATTATTTAAGTACATAAAGGATTTTATGTTTTGGAGATAATTGTTATCATTCTCATTTTCAATCATTTTATATTTTTCGTCCATTTCGTCTCCAAAACCAAAGTTTATTGGGTTCTCCCCTGAGCTGTCGAAAACGTCGCCATGGATCTTTATGTGGTAATTATCTCCAAATACGCTATAATGTGCCTTATTAAGGGCTTTGACATACTCTGAGACAGTTGAAGTGTAATTAAAATCTAAAAACACGTTTTCAAAACAAGCAATGCCTTGCTTGTGTATCTCGTCTGGGTGAAATTTATTATCAAATTCTAGTAATGTCCTATAATCACTCTTATTGAATTCTAAATAATATTTATGGCTTTTTATTTTTTGTAAATTCTTGAATTCGTAACCAAATAATCTGAATATTTCAGTGTTTTTAATGTAATGGTCATTAATATTAAATTTTCTTTCAACTTCTTCTGTAAGATATAGCTGCAATAGTTTTTTAATTAATTCAAAATCTTCATTTAATTTTTCGATAGTTTTTATACCGCTTTTATTATTGTCATTTTTAAGAATACTAATTAAGGTTTTATAATAACAGTTTTCAATATCAACCCAATTTGTAATTCTTTTGTTTGAAATATATTCAAAGAATAAATTTTTAAACTCAAATACAATATTCCCACCATGTAATAAACAAATTCTCGTTTTATTTGGTGACTGAACAGGTGTTTTATACATACTTCTTGGAACACTACATAATCTTTTAATTTCTTCCTTAAGAGAATTAATATCAACTACTTTATTATTGAAAATAATGTGCCCTGGCTTTAAGTTTAATAGATCACTAAATAATTCTTCTTCATGTCTTTCATTGAATTGCTTCCATATGTAATCCAAAAAATCGATATATCTTGTTTTAAATCCATGGGCTAAATCAAATCCATTCCCAATAAGTATAATTCTATTCATATATATTAATTATTTCAATGTAAAGTGATAAATATATAATAAAAAAGCCACCTATAAAAGTGGCTATGCTATAATCAAAGCATATACATTATATTTTTTCCATTTCATCAATCACAAAAGCTTCGGATATCTGAAATATGTGTGAATCAAGAAAAATTAGTACTGAAAAGTACATTTCCCAAAGAAGGTTTTTAGGCTTTACGTCAGGAACTTCTTCGTCGGTGCAGTATACCGGAATACCATACATTTTACCTTTATGCGTAAAGCCTAAATTCTTTGCCTTCTTGTCTGTCATTACCCTTTATTTGGAATTATTGGATCAAATTTTATTTTTAAAATAAGTTCGCATCTTATTTCAATACCAGATTCGGTTTCCTTTTGATGCATATTGAAAACTTCATCAAGAACTTCTATAGGCATTTCCATTACCATTTTAGCAGCCAGATTTCTTTTATGCATTTCAATAACCTTCGATCTACCATGTGATTTGTTATGTAATTCACGTCTATGTATTTCACGGATACATCTGAATTTCATTGGATCTTTTATTTAGTGTGTTATAAAAGCGTTTAATAATTCTTTCCATGTTTGTATGGTCTTAGAGAATTGTGTCTCAATTTTGCTTGTACATGGAAGTCAATATCTATATTATTTGCTCCACAAAAAGCAAGTACTCTGATAAGAATATCGGCAATTTCATCTTCCATTGTGTCTTTTACCACTCCCTCAAAAGAATGTTTAAACGTTTCATCAGAAACTTCTTTGGCTGTATTCTTCCAAGCTTCATCGAAGTAACGAACTTCATTAACAGACTTATTTTTTCTGTCAGCTTCTAAAGCTTCGGACGCCTCTGAAGTGATAAGAGCGATCCTTTGCCCAGTAATGAAGTTCTCTAAAATTGGCATCAATTCTGGAGCTACGTTTGCAACTAATGTTCTTAGCTTATTTCCATCTTCATAGAAACCTTTATCTTCATTTTGTTCATAAATCTGTTGTGATAATTCGTTTAGCATAATATTTTTTTTAATTTATTTTTTATCCTTTGTTTTTTAACCAATGCAAAACCTCTTCTCTAAGGAAACGGTAATTATCACCACGATTTCGAGAATAACCACCAACTAATAATGTTTCCGGATAATGCCGGCATCTCAAATGATTCCTTACCGTTGTTTCACTTCTGTTTAGCGTTTCACAAAACTCCTTCAAGTCCATTGTAACTCGCATTCCGTTATGAAGGCGTAGAATAGCTATTTCCAACTCTTCCAAAGTCATGTCTGCTATTCTCTTTTTTCTTAATTCCTGAAGGTTTTTATCGCTCATGTAATAATCAATAATTGATTACTGTAAAATTAATAAAAAGAACTCAAAAAGCAAATAAAAAGCAAATAAAAATATAATAGTCAAAGTAAATTTGTTACGACAGAAATAATTAACAATCAATTCGTAATAAACAATGTTTGACAAAATCTTAGCACAGCTTAAAACTAAATACAAGGATTTAGGGTTAAGCGAGACAATTTTGAAAGTAATGGCTGAAACTTTAGCCAAGACGGTCGAAAAAGAAGAGGATATTGAAACTGCTGTTGCAGGGGTTGAAGGACAGATGAAAATATATCAGTCTTTCGCAGATCAAAACCGAACGCTTCAAACTGAAATCACAAACCTTAAGAAAGCAGGAGAAGGTAAATCCGAAGAGAAGAAGGAAGAAGAAAAAAAGGAGGGTGAAGAAAAGAAAGAAACGGGTGGTGAAGAAGTGCCGGCATGGGCAAAAGCTATTATAGATTCCAATAAGGCAATTCTTAAAAAGCAGAACCAACTGGATGCTGAAAAGGTCAATAAAACCAATGCAGAAAAGCTTGTTTCAAAACTCAAAGAATTAGGAGTAAACGAATCATTCTATAGTCTTCACCTAGGGAAAACCTTTGAAAAAGACGACGAAATAGATGCATTCGCTACTACTGTGAAAGAAGCAGAGGACAAGTATCTGCAAGACACAAGCAATGAAAAGCTAAAGTCTAAAGATGTTCCTCTATTCGGTCAAACACCTAAAGAAGGAGAAATCTCTCCTGATGTTGCGAATTACATCAAAAACAAGTACAACAATGAAACAAATAACTAAATCAGGACCATCAGGGTTCCAGAAAGTTGTGTTTGATGAAATCACAGCTCATTATCCAGGTGGAGTTCATGTAGATAAGACTTCTGCATCTACAAGATTTACTGACGGTGTTTTGCCTGCGGGAACTGTTTTGGTTCCGGGTGATGAAGGGAAGTTCAATGTAATTAATGAAGCTCTTACAGAAGCTAATCTGGCTGGAGCAATCGGCTTAACTACTCATGATATCGTTATTGATGATTTTCCATTGGTAGCTGTAGCTATTGCAGCCACATTCAGGGCGGAAGCTCTTCCAGACCTTGAACAAGCCGGTGTTGCATTAATTAAAAAAGCACTTCCAAGACTCACTTCTTGGTAATCAGGGTAAATACTAATAACCACTAAAAACTTAACCAATGGCAGATCAAGTAAAAATAAATGCTAATAATGTAGTCCCTGAATTCAAGGAAGCGGATTGGAAAGCGATTATCGATGCCTATCCATTAGGAGAATTGCATTACCGTGAGTTCTTTCCGTTAGAATTCAATACAGGACTTGACTTTAAATCTATTGAGAAGGCAGCAGGAGCAAAAGTAATGGCCGATGTTGTTGCTTTAGGTTCTAGAGCAATCAGAAAAGGACGTGATTTCGTAGAAACATCTATGGGGCAAATCTCTAAAAAGGAAGTTGCCAGAGACAAAGACGAATATGACATGTTCAAAATTCGTGAACTAAGAGCTGCAGCTTTACAGTTCCCAAATAACGCATCCGTGAAGAATCAAATGATTGATATGATTTACGAAGATGCTCCTTTCTGCTTAGATGCAGTAAACGCACGTTTGGAATACGAAGCAAAGCAGCTTGCTTCTACGGGAAAAATGGAAACATTATCCAATAACAACCTTGGTGTTAAAGCTGTGAAGCTTAACTATGGGGTTAAAACTGTTTCTTCTGCAAAAGATTGGGCTAGTGATCCAACTGCTGATCCTATTTCTGAAATCGAAGCATGGCAAGAAGAAGCCGGAGACTTAGGATATAGATATTCTACAATGACCCTTGAAAGCAAATTGCTTAACAAGATCCTAAAGAATATCAATGTTAAAATGTTCGTTTTGGGCGTTCCAGTTTCCGAGTCAACTGTTTTGCCGAGTGTTACTTTTGAACAGGTAAATGCTGAGTTAAATTCTAAAGGATTACCAACTTTCAAAGTGTGGAATTCTGTTGTTCAAAAAGAAGACAAGACTGGAACCAGATCGGCTTTAACTGGATGGGAACCTGGTAACGTAACATTCTCTATTTCTCCTATTCTTGGTGCAACTAAGCACACTCTTTCTGATGAATTCACTATCAAAACAGGATTAGAAATGTCTAAAGCTGTAAGAGATGAATTTATCTTAATCAAGACATGGGGAACGGAAGACCCGCAGATTCTTTCAACTAAGGGAACTGCATTCGCTATTCCAGCATTGAACAACGTTAAGAAGACCTTAATCGTAAAAACTAAAAAATAATGACTGTCGGGGAGTACGTAAAAGAAAAAATGTCACAATGGTCGTTTGTCTACTCCGATCGGTTATTACAGGCTGAAATGCAAAAAGCTGGTATTAATCCGGATTCCGAGTACAACGAGAATACAAATACAGATAAGCTATTTTACAATATACTCCCCGACGTCCTATTTGCTCCAACCAGTGTAAGCGAAGGCGGTTATTCAGTAAGCTATGATAAAAATGGTATGCTGGCATATTATAAAATGATAGCCAGAAGACTTGGAAAACCGGACCAAACATCAACCCAAACAATTAAAGACATCACAAAGAAATGGCTATGATTCCACCACAGTACCCGTATACACTTGAAGTTTTCAATAAAGCTGAAAGTGTTTATGATGAAACTACCGGAGAATGGACAGTAGGTACAGAAGAGTGGAAAGACTGGGGGAAATGTAGAGATGAAGGTAATACGCAAAAGAAACAAACTGAGGACAGTGAATTTTATATACACACCTCAATTATTTATTTGCCACTGAGCTGTGCTGACATAAACAAAGGCTTGAAGGTTAGAGTAAAAGATACTGATGGCTTGATAAAGGTGGAAGGGATGGTAGTAAACTTTAGAAGAGACTTTTTTAATTGTAGAATATGGCTCTAACACCAAAGTTTGACATGAGGTCAATTGATAAGATCCTAAAAGGGGCAACTGATGACCTGAATAACTCTATTATACGTGTTCTTAGATATGTTGGAGAGAAAGCAGTCAACGAAGCCAGAACAAATGGGAATTATCTTGACCATACAGCCAACCTCCGGAATTCAATTGGATATGTGATTGTCATTGACGGAAAAGTAATTGACCAAAACTTTACCTATTCATCCAGAGGTGCAGAAAGTAAAGATGATGGTGTAAAAATAGGGAAAAACCTTGCATTAGAAATCGCCATACAACAAAAGGAAATAGCCTTGATAGTTGTTGCAGGTATGAAATACGCTCTTTACGTAGAATCTACCGGAAAGAACGTTCTGACAAGTGCTGAACAATTGGCAAGTATTCAAGTTCCTTCATTATTAAATCAGCTTAGACGATGAAGACAGTAATTGATGGTAAAGAGTGGATTTTAGAGCTTTTAAACGCCAATAAACCTACTATTTCAGGAAAGATATACATAGACAAAAGAATCACAACAAACACCGAGGATATAGTTATTAATTCTCTAACAATGACTGGGCAATTTATGCAGAATGGTGTTTTCAATGTCAATTGTTATGTGCCTAATCTTTCTGTAAAGCAAAACGATATTACGATATCTATTCCTAACAGGAAAAGGCTTAAAGAAATCTCTTCTCAGGTTGTTGAAGTCCTAAAGTATCACGCTGATCCAAAATATAATCTTTCAATTGAAAATATAGCTCAACTGGAAGAAACCAACGAAAACGCAAACTATATAAACTTCAGGGTTTCTCTGAATGCATTCAACTAAAAAAAACATAATACCAATGAGTACAATTAATAACGGTTTAGCTCTAGTCATGATCGGAGCTATTGCTTCTGATGGAGGCATGGGAACAACTTTAGCCCACTTAGGAGATATCAAAGAAGGCTCCTTTAAAGTTAATCACGCAGAAGGCGATAAAACCGAATTCAAAATCGAAGAATCAGACACCCCAATTTTCATTAGACAAAAAGATGGAACTCTTTCTTTTGAATTTGAAATTCACAACCCAGATGGAGCAACATTCAAGCAAATTTGGGGAGGAACTGTAGATGCAACGACTGGAAAATACACACCTCCAGAAAAGCTTGTGCCTGTAGAAATGTCTTTTCAGGTAAAGCCTGATCAAGGTCACGGTTTTGATGTTCCTAGAGCTCAGGTAGCGGGACGTTTCTCTGATGCTATGGGTAAAGATAGCTTACTTGGTGTAATCGTTACGGCAACGGTTTTAAAACCAACAAAAACAGGTATTTCAAACTTCGAAATGCCTAAATATCCACTGGCAACAACTCCATAGCATATTAATCTTTTAAATCAAAAGCCCGTCTGTACTTATGGGCGGGCTTTTTTCTAACTATGAATAATACACAATTAGAACAGGAAGAGATTAGTACGCTTTTGAGTAGAGGCTATGAATTTGAAACAGTATTCAATGGCAAAAGTAGAGCGTGGAATACAGGAAAAATGACCTTGGGAAAAATGACGCTACTATCTGATGTATTTATTAAAATGAATATTGATGAAGAAGCCCTTACAAGTGAAGATCTTTCCGTAAGCATTCCAGCTCAATACCAATCTGTAAGAGATAATGCTAAGCTCTGTGTTGAAGCTGTAATTATCTCCATTGGCGACCAGTATAAAGAAGATGTTCCTGAAAAATATAGATGGCTTCCTAGGTTCATTAAGAAATATATCAAGAAGGAAACAGTAAAAATCTCTCATGATGAATTAATGGATCATTTCCTTAACTCATTTGACAGTGATGATCTTTTGAATTTCTCAATGGGATTACTAAAATCTTCTAACTACCAAAATTTTATGACTTCTACGGCATTGATGAACGGGAACCGACCGACCAAAGCGAAGCCGATAGAATCAAAGGTCTCAAATCCATCTATGGAAACATTGGACAAATCTGTCACCATTTCGGATGGACTTTAGACTACCTGCTTTGGGAAGTTGACTGGCGTATCGTACAAAGGATGCTAATAGATGCTCCAGACTACGATTACGACAAAGAAGATGATAAAAAAACTAATAACAATACCAAATCCGTAAAACTCACAGAACAAAACGCTGATGAGCTAATGGAACAACTCAAGCAATACCAGTAATGAACAATAGTCAAGGAGCTTTATATTTCGGTGCCGGGATAGACATGACGCAGTGGCGAAACAGCATCAATGAAATGCGTCAAGATATTTTTGGTCTTAATAATACTGTTCAAAAAGAAGCTGGTAAAATAGATTCTGCATTCAAGAACCTTTCTATAGGTATAGCAGGATACTTCTCCGCAAACGCATTAAAAGGCTTTGCTATGGAGCTTATAAATGTAAGGGGAGAGTTTCAAAAGACTGAAATAGCCTTTACTACGATGCTCGGTAATGGTGGGCAGGCTAAACAATTAATGAACCAGATGGTTGACCTTGCTGCAAAAACACCATTTTCATTACAAGATGTTTCTTCAGGAGCGAAACAATTATTAGCATTCCAAGTTCCAGCTAGTGAAGTAGTAGACACGCTTACCCGAATGGGGAATATTGCTGCAGGTCTTTCTATCCCATTAAGTCGTATAAATCTTGTATATGGACAAGTAAAGGCTAAAGGCAAGCTAATGGGTGATGACCTTCGACAATTCACAGAAGCTGGTATTCCTATGGTAGCTGAACTTGCTAAAAAATTCAATAAGACCACAGCAGAAATATCTGCAATGGTTACGGCTGGGAAGATAGGATTTAATGATGTCAAAGATGTTCTTTTTGCTATGACAAATGAAGGAGGAATGTTCTTTAACCTTATGGAACAACAATCTGCTTCATTATCAGGAAAAATATCAAACCTAGAGGATGCTTGGGATCAGATGTTAAATAAGATTGGTGAAGCAAATCAAGGGCTTTTAAGTGATGCAATTGATGAGTTAGCATGGATGGTTGAGCATTATGAAAAGGTAATTGAGGCTATTAAGGTTCTAGTGCTTATGTATGGTGCATATCGAGCAGCTTTGATAGTTAATTCAGTTGCATTACAAGTTGCAGCAGCAAGTGAAGGCACATTAACAATAGCACAAGGAGCTAGAACACTAGCAACAATAGCTGCTGACAAAGCAACACAGGCATTGAATGCAACTATGTTTGCAAATCCTTATGCTGTTGCGACGGCACTTATTGTAGGATTGATAGCGGTACTTGTAAAAATGTCTAATCAACTAAGTTATGCTGAAGAAGCTCAAGCAAAGCTGAATAAAAGACTTACAGAAGCAACAGTAAATACAGAAGAGCAGAGAGCTAAAATTGAAAGCTTAATTGTAGCAATTAAAAGTGAAAACATCACCAATGAAAAAAGGGAGGTTCTTCTCAATCAAATAAAAAAACTTGCTGACGGTAGGCTTGATCAACTAACTGTTGAAAAAATTAAAACAGGAGAGGCTACCGAAGCAATAAACGAATATGTTAAAGCTCTTGACCGACAAGCAAAAGCAAAGGCGTATGTAGATCTAAAAGCAGAAAATTACAAGCGAATTGCAGAGATTGATGCTAGAAATGGACATACTATCGGAGAGGCTGTTTCAGCGGTATTTGACAAGAATTCATGGACTGACAAAAATGGAAAGGTCACTTCTGCTAGTTTATGGAGAGGATTTTCGCAAGATTTTGAGACTCAAATAAAGGAAAATGAGCAACGTGAGAAAAACGCACTTATAGATCAAAATAAAGCACTTGATAAACAAATTAATGATAATGCTGATGTTTTGGCAGATGCTTATTCAAAAGGAGCGAGCAAAGTTCAAGATGCAGCAGGCGGAGCCAAAAAAGGTACTCAACGTTGGTATGAAGAAGAAGTAAAAAGACTTGAAGAAGCAAATAAAGAACTAGTGCCTCAGTCAAAAGAGTGGTTGAAAAACATTGCCACTATTCAGAAGTATAATGATTTAATCCGTGCCAAAAGCAGTAAGGATAATAAACAATTAGCTGAAATTATTCCTTTAGGATCTGTCAAAGAACTTGAAAGGCGTAAAAAGTTACTTCGTGATGCTATGGATTCTGAATCTGGGGACAGTATTAGAATAAGAAGGGTTGATAAGTATGGACAAGAGCGAGATAAAAAAGGTAATCCATACTATACTGGTGAAGTTGTTTCGCGACAAAAAGCTGGCGAAATGTTGGCGCAAATTGATGATGAAATAAATAAAAAACAAACAAAAAGTTTTGAAGAAAGATTAAATGAAACAAGACGTCAAATTGAGGTTCGAGATAAACTTATACAACAAGGTTATTCCAAGGAATACGTTGACGGAATGTTTCCGGATGTTAAAAATACATCGTTCCTGGAATATCTTGATAAATTAAGTGAAAAACTAGCTAAAACAAACGGAAAAGAAGCTGCTGAAAATCTAATTAAAGTTAGAGATATAACAACTGAATATACAGGTGAAAAAACGTTCATAGACAATGTTAACCAGCAGATTGAAAAACTAAAATCCAAATTTTCAGGTAATGAACTTATTGAAAAGTTAGAAAAACTCAAAAAAGCAAACTTAGAAGGTACTACAGAAAATAACAGGAACGAAAAAAACAAGCTACTCAATAAAGCGCAAGAAGATGAAAGGATACGTATTGAAGCAAATTACAACCAGCTATTAAACGATCATAAAACTTTCGAAGAGAAAAAAGCAAAAATAACGAAGGATTTAAATGATGCTTTAGAGCTTGCTAAGAATGATTCTGAAAGGGAAAGAATTAAAAAAGCCTATGGTGAACAACTGTCTGCCTTAACAGTAGAAGCATTTAGAGCTTCTAAGGATTGGGAAATTGCCTTTGGAGAACTAGAGTTTGTATCAAAGTCATCATTAGAAAGAATCCTTAAAAAGCTTATAGAGTTTAGAGAGGCTAATAAAGTTAATCTATCAGTACAGGATTATAGAATAGTTTCCGAAAAAATTAATGAGGTTCAAAACAGACTAAACGATTCAAATCCATTAAAGGCAATAATGGCTTCATGGAAAGATTATCGTAATGCTTCTGAAGATGTAAAGAAAGCTCAAGCAGAATTAACGGCGGCAAATGAAGAGCTTGCATTAAGCGAAATATTTTTAAAGAATGTAAGTTCAATGAGTGCTGATGAAGCTAAGGAAGCTTACAAGAAATATGAAGAAGCTAAAAAAAGAGTAAAAAAGGCCTCAGAAGATCTTTCCGCAGCAGAAGTAAAACAAGCTGGTGTTTTAGGTCAGCTTTACAAGTCTTTAGCTTCTGTGACAAAATATTTTGAAAGTATAAGATCTGTCATATCCTCAGTTAGAGGAGCTTTTGAAGATTTAGGATTGAGTACGGATAATGTATTTGGGGATATCCTTGACAATATCGAACAAACTATGTCTGGTCTTAACCAAATGCAAGAAGGAGTAGGTAATGCGATAAAAGGTTTAGCTTCTGGTAATTATGTACAAGCAGTAGCGGGAGGTATTCAAGCCATAGGGGGAATGATTAAGGCTGTTTCCGGATGGTTCAATAACGACAAAAAGAAAGAACGTGCTATAAAGCGAGAAGCAGAAGCTTTAAAGGAACTTAAGTCTGCCTACGAAGATTTAGCTTATGCAGCCAACAAAGCTTTAGGGACTGATAAGTATGATGCTGAAAAAAGAAGTTTACAAAACATCAGAGACCAGCAGGCAAGACTCCGTGAAATGTACCGTATTGAAGGAGACAAAAAGAAGAGTGATTCTGGAAAGATGGACGAGTATAAAGAGCAGATTAAATCTCTTGATCGTCAATATCAGGATCTGGTAGACAGTATAGCAAAAGACTTCCTGCAAACGGACGCTAAAGACATGGCCAGCCAGTTGACAGATGGATTAGTAGAAGCTTTAACAAAAGGAGAGAGTGCCTTAGATTCCCTAGATAAAAAAGCAAATGATGTTTTCGCTAACATGGCAAAGGCTTGGGTTCGTTCCCGACTTGAAAAAAGCATGGGCGATATATTCGATAAAATGCTTGCAGAAAGTGGCGTAAATAAAGACGGTACTGGAACCTTTAACCCTTTAAGTAGCGATCGAATGAACTACTATAAGGAGTTAATGAAAAACGCAGGACTTGAGCAACAAAAATTCCTTGAACAATATAAAGAATTCTTCCAAGACGCTAATTCATCGCCGAAAGGACTTGAAGGAGCTATAAAGGGTGTAAGTGAAGAAACAGCGTCTTTAATTGCAGGACAAATGAATGCTATTCGTATTAATCAAGGAAAGATGCTTGAAATGCAAGATAAAAGCAGCACTGTTATGCGTGAATCACTTATACAATTGTCAAAAATTGAATTTAACACGAGTCGCCTGCATAACATTGACAAGAATATGGCTGAACTCAACAGTAAAATAAATAAAGATAACGGTTTAAGAGGAATAGGATTATGAAAGACGTGATAAAATTAGCAACCGAGAAGGGTATTTGTAAGCCATGGAGAGAAGACATGTCCAAAGCAACTATGAAAGAATATTGCGAAATGTTTTTCAAAGGTTCTGATTGGGCAATGGAAAAAGATTTCCCTTCACTTGGTCTTTTAAGGAAGTATAAAACAGCTTCTCACTATGGACTTTATACAGACGCTAAAGTAAAGAAAGAAAACGCTAAACAAATTGCTTTTTTCGGAGACTCTGTAGCAGAATTAGAATATAACGAATACAATATTGGAGAGGTGTATATCCGGCATAAGTCAAAGGTGAAAATTATAGCAAAAGAGCATTCAATAGTTCATATAACCTTAGCAGACGGAGCTACTGTTGAAATTGAAGCAGAGGAAAACGCAAAAGTAACCATGTACCAATACGGAGGAGCAGTTAAAGGAAACGCAACAATACATCAAAGATCATGGGAAAAATAAACTGGTCCATAAATGGTAAAAACTTTGAAAGTTTTGGAATTAAAGTCGCAGCTTCCCGTGGTCTTGGTGATGATTTAAAACAAAAAGAAAGACAGAGTTATAATTGGCCAGGAAGAAATGGAAAACAATATAACTTAAATTCTGTCCCTAAATATGAAGAAAGGGTAATTGAGCTTGATTGTTATATAGTTGGTGACAATTGGGATGTGATGGTGAATAAATTCAATTCATTCTCATCTGAATTTGCCAAGATAGGCACGCAAAGGTTTATCGTTGAGATATTTTCATACAAACCTAGAGTTTATGATATTCTTCTTTCTGATAAAACAGTTCTAAGCGAAGTTAAGCAAGAAGGACAAAATTTTGGAGCTTTCACAATAAAATTTATAGAGCCAGAGCCAATTAAAAAGATTTTATATACAGCATCTACAAACCTACAGTTATCTTTTAATTCACCAAGTCAAGTCATTATCAATATTGATGGAAAGGCACAACAAGCAAAAGGAGATGTGAATATTAATACTAACCTACCAAAAAGGGTTGTTTCTGGTGGAACAAAAAATTTAGCTCTTTGGTCATTTGTAGAAACTTACCAAGCTGTAATAAATGATAGCCTTGATATTCCGGCTAATAAATCAGGTAAAAGTAAACAATTACAGGTTTTAGGTGATAATAATTACCTACGATTTCATGGCTTGAAAGAAACAGGTATTTATACTATTTCCGGCTGGATAAAACGAACAAATGGTAGTGAATGGCCAATAAAATATTATGATGGAGACATAGAAAGGGGACAAGTTTTGGCGAATGAGAACTGGCAGTATTTTGAGAGAACATTTGAAGTATCTCAAATTACATCTATTTATGACTTTGTACAGCTGAAAACAGGCAATCAATGGGTAAATATTGCCCTTTTTGAAATTCAAATTGAGAAAGGGTATAAAGCATCATTATACCATGCACCAGCTGATGAACAGCACTACATATCAATTGCTGGAAACATAGACGAAGTAACCAACCTTAACACAAATGCACAGATATTATGGGAGAAATTGTAATAAAAAAGAAAAATACTACAATTGATCTGTTCAATTATAAGCCTTTTCGCTCTGTAACAAAGGCTGAACTTTCCCGTACCCTTATGTCTGATGATTATGTTGATATTTCAGTAGAATGTGCGAACCCTTTAGATTTAAGCCTTGGTGATCGGGTTATGGTAGAAGGAAGAACGTTTTTCCTTAACATGTTGCCACCAGCTAAAAAATTAGCCGAAGATCAGTTTTCATACGAGCTACGTTTTGAGGGGCCGGCATTCCTGTTGAGAAAGTTGAAAGTATTCAATTTGGATTCACAAGGAAACAAGACAACTAATGAGTTTCCTTTAACAGGAGAAATCAATGAATTTCTATATCTATTCATCAATAATGCTAACAAGAAAGATAATCAGTGGATTCTTGGAAGTTTTCCTTCCAATACGGAAACCAAAACACTTACTTTCAATAATGAGAATTGCCTCGCGGTTCTTCAGAGAATTTGCCAAGAATTCAATGTTGAATTTGATATTGTAGAAGCAGGAGGAAAATTCACACTAAACATTAGAGAGAAAATCGGAAAAACCTTACCGTTTACTGTTGAGTATGGCATGGGTAATGGGTTGTATGATCTATCCCGCGCAAGGGCTAATGATTCCGAGGTTGTTACTGTTCTGTATGCTTACGGAAGTTCTCAAAATATTCCTGTAGATTACCGCGGATATTCTCCACGGCTACGTATGCCGGTTGCTGTTGGTGATTACATTTCCAATCAGGCAGCTATTGACCTATTTGGATATGTAGAAGATGTTTTCACACCAGATATAAAGCCAACTTTCAAAGGTAAAGTTTCGGGTGTTGGATCACTTGCAAATGGTGTTCAGGAAGTTTCAGTCTCTAATATGGATTTTGATCTTAAAGAAAAGAAGGCTGATGGATCAACAAAATACTGGATAGCCGGAACTCCTCCAAAAATAAGTGTTACAAAAGGTGATTTAGCAGGTTATGATTTTGAAGTATTAGATTATATCCACTCTACAAAAACATTCAAATTAAAACAGTTTGCAGACGAGAAGGGACAAAAGTTTCCAGACAATACAACTGTATTCAAGTTTGCTGCAGGTGATGAATTCACGCTTATTGATATAATGATGCCTGAGCAGTATATTATCAATGCTGAGCAGAAATTGTATGATGAAACAGTAAAGGAATATCAGAAGGTAAGCCAGAATAATGTAAAATATACGCTTAACGTTGATCCGTTATTTCTCCAGGATAAAGGAGAAATCGGAATTGGAGACTTACTTCCTATAAAAGATGCTGACTTTGGAATTGACAAGGCTTCACGGATTATTTCATTGAAGAAAGACCTTTTAACCGATACTTATACATCTTTTGATGTAGCCGACAGCTACGAAATATCCTTAGTTAAGGAGATTGTCAATAATATTAAAGATCTACAGAAAGAAATTGCTTCTCAGAAAGTCATTAATCGCCAAAGTTATCTGGACGGTTATAGACGTGTAGAAGACCGTTTTTCAATGTATTTCGATGCAGATGGTAAAATGGATGGGAGCCATATAAAAGCAGATACAATTGATGTAGGCATGCTTTCATCTGGGTCAAAATCTCGTTGGTTCCAGCTTGAAGAAGTAGTATTTACTCCAAATTTAGGGAGTGATCCAAATTCATTTAGGGCTACAGCTGGTAGACTTGTGCACTTTGGTATTAAAACAAGTTCCGGTGCAGAGCGAGTATGGAATATTTCAGCATTAACAGTAAACAACCTACTAAATCAGGGGTACTATGTTTATGCAAAGTGTGATATAAATGGAGATTATGGAACATTTGTAATTACTCCGGACAGAATTGTTTTCGATTCTCAGCCTAATTATTACCACTTCCTTATTGGAAACTTATATACAGCAGCCAGTGGCGGACGTGCCTTTGATGCTAACTATGGAGTATCTCAGATTAATGGACGAATGATTTTTGCTGGTGTTATCAGCGATATTCAAGGTCGTACAATGATTGATCTTGATAAGCGTGAGATTATTGGGAAGGTTACATTTACCAATGATAGCCCGGCACTTGGACAGGTACAGGTTAATATAGATCAATCAAAAACAGAAAGTATTGCCGCTTCTAAGTCTTATTCAGATGCACAGGATAATTTGAAAGAAGTTACTATTAAAGCTTATGCCGATGGAAAAATTACAGAAGCAGAGAACAGATCCATTATAGATGCTACTAATAAAGCAGATGCAGCTAAAACATTCGCAACCGCACAGGATAATCTTTTAAAGGTCCAGCTGGAAGCGTATGCTGATGGGCAAATTGACATTGAGGAAGCTGCAAGAATCCAACAGGCTCAAAATAATTTAGCAGCTGCCAAAGCTTACTCTGATGCACAAGATAATCTGGCTAAAATTGCTGCTGCTGCTTATGCTGATGGTATAGTAGATGCGGAAGAAGCGCGTGCTATTGCTGATGCTACATTAAAAATGGAAGCAGCAAAATCCCATGCACAAAACTTAGTTAATAACATCCAAATAGGTGGTCGAAACACATTTAAAAAAAGCACTCCTATTGATCCTTTAAATGTGGATTTTCAACGGGAAAATACTGATGCTCCAAATGGCTTCTTTGCAGTTGGCAGAAATAACCCTGATGTAAACAATATTAGACTTTCGGGTGTTATTGAGGGTAATGGAGAATGGACAGTATCATTTGAAATGAGAGGATCTCAATCCGTTGTAGTTGGGCTAGCTGTTGATATATGTGATATTGGTTTACAATATTTTAGCTCTACAGCAGATAATTCGTGGAAGAAGTACTCACTAACTGTAAACGTCACAAATTATAGTGCTGATGTTTACAATTTTGTAGATTTTTCGCAGCTTCAGTGGGCTTATTATTTGATCAAAAACATAAAAATTGAGAAAGGTAATAAGGTTACTGACTGGACTCCTGCACCAGAAGATATAGATGATAAAATAAAGCAAAACGAGCAACAAACAGCACTTGCAAAAGCACAGGCTGACAATGCCCTTGCTACTTCTAATATAACAAGTCAAAAAGTCTCATTCTTAAGTACTACTATTAATAATAACGTTGTATCAACAGGCACTTTAGAAGTTGGTGATGTCGTTGGGGCCAATGCTGGAATCTCAGGGGTTACTGATAGAGGTAGGCAATCTGTCCGTGTGTATGCTGGTGCTCCTTATGCTAATAAGAATACGGCTCCATTTACTTTACAAGATGATGGGCTTATTAAAATGCATCACCCTAATGGAAATAAAGGTTTTGAGTTAGGAGTAGTTAACGGAAAGTTAGTATTTAATGTATATGATGATATAGGAAACCTTATAATGGAGATGGGTTCACAGGGGATTATATTTTCAAATTATATTCCTGATTCATGGACGAACTTAAAGCTTGCCAAGTTTGATTCTGCTAATTACAGCCCTTATGATGCTACCAGTGTAACCAATTTTGCTAATACAAATACCCGCCAAATAATGGTTAATAACCCCGGAGGTATTGAAGATGCACAACACTGGAATATTAATGTACCAAAGACAGAAGCCAGCCATATAAACTACTCTACATATAGTGCAGGGAGGTCTTATGATTCGAATACTTATGTAATATATGAGGGGATATATTTCGAGGGAACATTACAGAAGCCTCAGAAACCCAATGGTTCAATAGCTAAACTAGCCGATGGGTGGTATTATAATATCGTTTTCTTAAGTGTTTGGAAAAAATATGGTGATCCATACCAAACAGGAGCGTACTCATATACTTTTCAATTATTCCGGCTTTCTGCTGGAAAAGTAGTAGAAACCAAAGATTATACGATTAACGGACAAGTTTAAAAAATAAAACAAACAAAATAAAAAAATCATGGGAACAATCACAAACACAGAAAACACAGTTAGAACAATTATTTCAGACAATCGTCAAATCCAGTCAAAGGCTATTATCTCCGGTAATACGGTTACGTTCAATTACAGCTATAACGTAAGTCCTCAGAAGGCACCGTTTGTAATTGGATTTACAGTGCAGCGGGGTAAAGCTGGAGATCAAGAATTTAATGGCAATAATGCTATAACAGGTAGCTATTATCCGGAGAACGACACTTTCGACAGCAAGACGGTTGGAACAAAGCCCGGAGACGAAGCTTTAAAAGAAAGCATTCTTGCGGAGTGCAAAGCTATCGTTGCGGAGCTTACCGCTCCTGCTCAGTAAAAACCAAATCACAATTAAAAACTAAAACAATAACCATGACACAAAACGAGCTTCTTTATGATACTAGCAGAATAACTGCTATTCTGCTAACAATCATAGTAGGCGTATTGGGTCGTATTGGGTACTTAGTTTCCCAAGAAAAAAAAATTAAAACAGGAATGGTATTATCTGCATTAGCTATGGCAATATTTGCTGTATTTGTAGGTGAAACATTCCTGTTTAATTCTGGGTATAAAGATTATCGGCTTCCGGCTCTTACTCTTATATCCTTCTTTTCTCACGACTTAATCGTATACCTGGACAAAAACAAGAAAAAATATTTTGACCGATTCTTTAACAATAAAAACAATAACAATGAAAACAACACTCAGTAATTTTTATGCAAAGCTGCTTATTGTAATAGTGGCGCTGGCAGGTGTGTATTTCGCAGAGCATATTCAGAAACTATATATTTCCGCTTTCTTCATCTCTGCAGCTTTTATAGGTTCATTTTTCATGCACAGGAAAACATTTCCTTTTATCCTTATAGGGTTAGCCTGCTATTGGGTAGCAATCATGAAGGACCTTTGGGGGGAGTATAACTATTATGATCTTCTTTCACGGTATTTATGGACTTCCGGAAATGTACTTATGTGCATTGGGGTTCTGTATTTATTCTATGAACATTTTAAATCTAAAACCAATGAGAGCAATACTAATAGTAATAATTAGCCTTTTCTTTTTTGGCTGTGGAACCCGCCAGCGTGAAGTGAATGTTTCCAAAGAACAATCAAAAACTAAAATTGAGAGTTCCGGATCCGAAAAATCTAAATCCGAAGAAAATACTAAATCTGAAAAACAAAACACTTCCGCGGGGGAATCCTCCGGAAGTGTTGAAAAGTCTACATCAGAGAAAGGGAATATTGTCACAGATCATACTTCTGATAAAAATACTTCCGAAAAGCAGAGTGAAGCTTATACCAAGACGTCTAAGACAGAAGAATATTATGAAAATGGTAATCCAAAGTCAAAAACAGAGACATCTGAGATCATGAGTAAAGAGTTTTCCAGAATCAGTAATGAGCGTGATTATTGGAAAAGTACAGCTCAGTCTTATAAAGAAGAAGTAAATAAGCTAACAACCAAAAACAGGCAGTTAACTAACGATAACGAAACCCTCATAACTAATCTGAAAAGTCAGAAGGAGCAAAACAGTAAGCTAACGGCTGATAATGCCACTTTAAAGAAAAATAAAGATTCCAAAGTTGAAAGTAACCGACCTATGTGGTGGCTATATGTGCTTTTTATTGTCATAGGCTTTGGAAGCGGATTTTACATTGCAAACAAACTAAAAACTAAACCATGACTAAACTTGAATTAAGAAATAAGTTGCAAAAGATAGGGGCAAATATGTCTAATGTGCCGGAAGACCTATTTGAGCAAATGGAAAAATACGGACTTAAAACTGATGAAGATAAATTCCGGTTCCTGGCTAACTGTTTAAATGAGACCGGAGGATTTAAAGTATTCAAAGAAAATCTATTCTATACTACTCCTTCAAGATTAGTTGCGGTATTTCCATCGGCTTTCCGTTCAAAGTATAATCCAAACGAATATTTACGAGATTCTGTAAAACTTGCTAACCTGGTATATGATGATAGGAAATTCCCAAAAGGCTTAGGTAATATCTATGACGGAGACGGATCTAAATTCATTGGCCGTGGAGCAATCCAGACAACAGGTAGAAACAACTATACCCAACTTTCAAAAGATACCGGGATTGATTTTGTTTCTCATCCAGAATGGCTGGAAAAACCGCCGTACAATTTTATTTCAGCACTGTATTACTGGAAAAAGCATAATTTATCTGCAAAGCCTTCTTTGTTGGCTACACGACAAGTTATAGCAGGAAACTATACTAATAATCCTTTTGGATTTAAGGAAGTCCTGAACTGGTATAATAAATTAAAGTAAAAATGTATATTTGTTCGAAATAATAATTATGAACAAAAATTATACTTTTTAATGGAAACTTTTGATATTTCGATTGTTGCTGAAGAATTAAAAGGTCCAACAAAAGAACAAATTGCGTTTTACAATCAACATGCAATAGTAGGGTTTGATAAGTTTCATAAAAATTCTGAAGTAGAATATGAATTTGTTATTGATGGGGAGACAAGAAAGATTAAGTTACAATGGGATTCTAATTTTTCTAAAGCTGGAATAAAAGAAAAGAGAGATATAGCTAATTTTGGTGGAGTCGCTATGGCTTATTTTGTAATGTCTATTTTATTTAACTATAAGTATGTAGAACAATCAGAAATCGGAGAAGGTGTAGATTATCGATTTTTAGAAGTAGAGCCTGCTGATGATGATTTAAATTTTCTTGACAATGGACATTATGTTGAAATATCAGGAATTTTAGAAGAGAAGGGGTCTAATACATTAAAAAATAGAATTAGCCAGAAGCACTCTCAAATAAATAACGGCACTAGATGTTCTGAAAAATCCTCTGTAGTAGTTACTTTACTTAAAAAACCTCTAACAATTAAAGAAGTTCATAATGAAGCCTAA